TGAGCGAAATTGCAGATGCCTATGAAAAGCTAATGCGTGGTTCATTTATTCTTAAGCAAGGCAACGGCAGCGGTCCAGCCTGTTGGGGATTAGGTGAAATTTTCTACTTAGAGAATTTACCGGACCTAGCAAAGCGTGATGAAGTAGCTAAATATGCTAAATATCTTTGCCAGACCTGTCCGCTTTTGTTTTCGTGTCGCGATTATGCGCTCAAAGCCAATGAGCAGTTTGGTATCTGGGGTGGTCTAATGCCGGAAGAAAGACAACAGCTAAAAAAAGCCGCAGCTATTTGACCTTATCTTTGACTTCTGGGTCGTACAAGTCATCATCGCCATCAAAGTCAACATCATCAAAGTCAAACTTGCCATCCTGAGTTACCTTAAGCGCATCTTCGACAGCCTCGCTGTCACTCTTAGCTACAGCAGCCCGGTATGCGTTCTGAATGTCCGTTAGTTCCAGAGTGCCTTTCCAAGCAACCGCGACTCCGATTGTTGTTAGCACTACGGCAAAGGCAGAGCCGACACCGATAAGAGCACCCATTACCCAATCGCCCAACACGCTACCGATAGCAGTGCCGCCAAAAAATGTTGCTAGGACCAGACCTAGTGAGCGAACCAGAATCTGCTTGAGATGTTCTTTCATTTGTTTACCTTTATGAATTCGATGGGGTCAATCTTTACTGCGGTTGGACCAAACACGCCTTTTAGCTCTTTACTAACTGTCAGGTGTAGGTGAGGACCACTGCTGGCTGACCCTGTGTTGCCCACCAAGCCTACAGAATTACCCTCAGCGACCTTAGTGCCAACCGGCAATCCCAAAGCCTTTAGATGGCAGTAGCCGACATACCAAATTTCGCCAGCCTTATCCATAACTCGCTGCACCGAAACATTACCAAGCACCTCAGAGAATTGCTGTAGCACGATAGTGCCTTTGGCGATAGCTGGAATTGAGGTCCCCTCTGGTCTAGCCCAGTCAGCTCCGGAATGTGGCTGCATATTGTTTTTGCGGCGAAACTCCGACAGAGTGCCAAATCTGCCGGTAATGAATTTAGGTTCAAATGGAAATCGCATATAAGTATTGTAACGCTTAGCCAAACAGGTTGATTAGGGCAGTTACCATAGCACCGACAACAGCAGAAGCCCCGGCGATAACCCAAAGCTTGCGCTCAAGACTTCTGATGCGCAATTCGTGGTCTTTCAAGTTGCGCTCAACCCAATCAATGTGGGTTGGTATTTTTTCATTCAGTCGCTCAACTTGTTTGATTAGCTCAATAGCCCAAGTTGGAATCTGCTCATCCACAGCTCAGCTCTTAGCTGTTACTTGGTTACTCGCAATACTGCGGCAGTGCCACCAGCTGCGCTTGAAATGCAGAATAGAGAATCATTTGGAGCAAGCTCATAAGCTACAGTCTGGTCACGCCACACGCGAAAACCGGTTGCAGCGGTTACACCAGAAGCTCCAACATACAGCTCAGTCGTGCCAGCGTAGTCAGCATTCTGAACCCAGACATACTGAGGCATACTTGATGGACTAGCAATCTGCACTGCTGCTGTGCCTACTGTGGTTCTGGTTGCGTTTACTGACATTTATTCTCCCTTGACTTCAATCCAGTTTACACTAGCTTCATCCCAGCGGTACTTGCCCTCTGCTGGCATCGGCTTAGGTGCTTTCCAAGTGCAAGTTGATGCGTCAAGAGTCCAAGAATCAAAAGGCTTTGGTGCAATAAATGCATCGCGGTTAGCATCATAGGTATAACCAATGCCGGCGTAGTTCTTGCGATAGTTGCCGTTGTAACTGGTTCGCTTACAAACCTGGCCACGAAATGCACCATACCAAGTTTCCGGGTCCTGACCTTCAATCAGTTCTGTTTCATCAATGCCAACAATGACTTCAGTAACAATGTTGTTTTCATTCAAAAAAGCGTAGTGTGCCATTATGCCCAACTCACATTTCCAGTACCAGCGGTTATTGTAGAAACCTTGTCTGCTCCGTCAGTTGCAGTCGAACCAGTAAGTCCTGCACCAATAGTAATAGTGAATTTAGACGGATAGCGCAAAATGACAATACCAGAACCACCAGAGCCAGCACTACCAGCCGCATATCCACTGCCACCACCACTGCCAGTATTTGCTGTTCCAGAACCCGGTCCACCGGTTTGGAATGTACCGCCAATGCCACCACCACCAGCACCACCAGCTCCTCTGTTCTGAAAAGCACAACCACCACCACCACCAGCACGCGTAACTGATGTGCCTGTAATGGTAGAAGCTAGACCAGCACCACCAGCACCAGCGGTGTCACCACTGCCATTGCCACCTACTGCACTAGCACCACCACCACCGGAACCAGCAGAGGCTGAGCCAGTACCACCAGCACTACCCTGATTAGCAGTTCCGGCACTACCAGCGGTATTTGTTTGATAGACACCATTTTGAGTCGAACCAGAACCACCACCAGAACCACCGACAGCAGAAGTAGAGTTCGGGTAATTATTACCATTACCACCTTTACCACCGGCTGTCGAAGTAATTGTAGAAAATACAGAATTATTGCCAGATGTTACAGCAGCACCACCAGCACCGATAGTTACCGTGTAGTTAGTAGAAACTGCTAGTTGAATCGGAGTTTCGGCAGCAGAATTAGCCCCAGATGTGCCAAATGATGTGCGATAACCACCAGCACCACCACCAGCACCGATAGAACCGCCACCGCCACCGCCACCGGCAATAACTAAATAATTTATGACAGGTTTTTTAGCAGCAGAACTAGCAAAAATACCGATGACTGGGAATGGCATTATGCAACAACCTTTCCAATAACTACATAGCTGTTTGCAGCATACTTGACAACAGAAGCTGAGTCATACTGACTTTCTAGTTTGAAAGTCACCGCTGTTCCCGCAGTGCCGCTCGCTCCCCAAGTGGTCACACCTGTTCCTGCAGCGATGCTCACTGTGCCGGTAGATGTGCGCACTAATGAAATTTGTTCTCCGATAGCAAGAACATCGGGAATAGTTACTGTGTACGCAACAGTGCCACCGGCGATTAGGTATTCATTCTTGTCAGCAGTAGTTGCTGTATAAGCCGCAGTCACAGTTGTCACTGTGTTAGCAACCTGAGTAGCGTTAATTGTTACTAAAGATGATACGCCTGAACCAACGGCTGCGTAATTTACATTTAGAGTGACATCGCCAGAAACTCCACCGCCGGCTAAACCGGTCCCTGCGGTTACTGCAGTAATGTCACCGGGGTTAGTGAGAGCCGACCAAGCACTGCCGTTGAAATACTCATAGACAGTGCCATCAGTTCTGTAGCTCAACATTCCGGCAGATGGAGTGCCGATAGCACTTGACCTTGCTGCTGTGTCAGCAAACACCATTACAGCTTGGTCCATCAAATAGCCGTTAGTGTTAGCTGCGGTCAATACCTCACCTGCGGTGAATACTTTTCTACCAAGTCCCGGCATTTATTTTCTCCCTTAGAACGCTAAAGCGTTTCCTGAATCAAGCTTACCAAATTCCAAATCATCTAACACAAACACAGTGAAGTCCTGTGTCGCAAACCCTAGAGATATGATGTGGCTTGTAACTGTTACTGAGTTATCAATCCTAATGATTTCTGCATACTTCTCAATAGCCGGTGGAATGTTGTTAGGCGTAAACTTGATTTTTACTACATCGCCAAGCTCAAGAGCAAGTATCTGAGCTTGCTGACTAGGGCTTAGCTGGTCCACAATGATGTTGACAGATTCAAAGCGGTATTCCGGCTGAGAGTATTTATTAGAAAAGAATGATGCCATCTGCTCTAAGTCCGGCTGTGCATCTACTAGCAAGTCAGTCTGAGTCAAATTGAAAACACCATAAGTTCCAATTGATTCAAGGTCCAGAGCTGTCGCTTGATTTGTTTGGTAATCCTTTAGAACAATCTCATTAGCTAATAGTTCTGAGCCGTATTGAACTTTCATCCCGGTGTAAGGTATGCCTGTGCCGTCATCAGATAGCAAAAGCCCACCTGAGGTTGGTGCTGTTATTCGGTCCTTAAAAACAACATCACCTGACTTACCAATGAACAAGCTTCCCGGCTCAGACTTTTCAATCAATCGCATATAGCTAAGTGCAGTTGTAGCATCAGGAATAACATCAGCACCTAAAAACATTTGCCCAGTTTCAATTGAGCGTGAGGTTGTAGGCCAATTGATTTCCGGTAAATCAAGGATTGTATTCAAACGCTCTCCGGAATACTGAGCTGTATTTGTTCTTACATTTATTGTCTGAGTAGCAAATGCACCGATAGCATCTGAACAGGAAACTGCTGCTGAGCTATCCCCGCTTGGCTCATAAAAAAAGTTCCAGTCATCAATCAATCCAAAGAATTGTAAAATGCCGCCAGAGGTAATGCGAATCTGACGCTTTGGAATAATCTGACCATAGTAAGGTGAGCTGGCGTTAAGAGGGTCAAAGGTGCGGTCATTATTGTTTAGGACAACATTTGCTAACCCTTGGTCATACTGGTCTAGCTGTCTGTTTTTACCTCGCTGAATTGCGATTGACCTAACCTTGTTAGTGACATCGAAAAAGATTGTGCCACCAAGTCCATAAGGCGATGTGTCAAGCTGACCATAAAGAGGGTCATCAAGGCGAAAATATGGACCGGTCAAAGAGTCGGTAAGGTCAAAACCAATTTCGACTTTAGGTGTTGGTACAGCCATCCTTTGCCGCCTTACTCAACCAGAACCGCACCACCGGTGCGCACATACTTTGTAATTGTATTACCAATAGCTTTGCCAACCATAGCGACAGACTGAGAAGCATCGGTCTGAACATTTACATTGATAACAGTCTGAGGCTGACTGCTGATTGAAGCCGCATAAGTGCCGGGTGCTTGACCAAGTGCAAAGTCAATGTCAAAAGGTTCTGGCGTGAATACGCCCGATGTCTTACCGCTTGCGCCGATAGCGTTGCGTGTAGTTGCTTCAATAGCGGAATCAGCTGCGCCAGTTAGAGAATTTCTGAACTCGCGAATAGTCTTTGACAAGCCGCCTAGATTGTCTCCCATTTCCGCAATAGCATCATCAAAGTCATTGGTAATTTCCGTGATGGATTCTCTAAGCGCAGTAGCGGCATCATCCAGCGACTTCGTGTAATCTGCATAGTTTGCCTCAAGAGCATCTAGCAACTCTAGCTGCGTAGATTCATACAGCTGAACTAGCGCACTTGTTGCTAAGCCCTGCTTTTCATACAACTTGTCAGCTAAGGCATCTGCGCCGGTTTCGGATACATTTTCAATGTCCTTGTAAAGCCTCTTGACCTCTGCAACAATTTCTGGGTTAGCAGATAGCAAGCCCTCAGCTAGACTCAAGCCACCTTCTTGTCCAGTAGCAATAATCTGCTCAATAAATGTCTGACTAAAGCCAGCCTCAACTAGCTTGCCGCTGACTCGCAGGATGTTAGCATTTTCCGCGACCTTAGCACGCAGGCTACTGAGATAAGCATTGACAGGGTCCCCAGAAACAAACGCCTCAGTAAAGATTGAACCAGCATCTTTGGCAGCTTTCTTGGCATCCTCAAATGCGGTTAGTCTTGCAGACTCTACCTGCTTGAACTCCGACAAGAAAGACTGAACTGTAAAACTTGCTACACCTCTGAAAGCATCTCTGATTCTGTCCTTAGAATCATTGATAACATCTAAAAGCTTGTCGGTGTATTCTGTCCGGATTTTAGTTTCATTTTCCAGAAACTCAAGCTGAGCCTTATTTACCGCTCTGCGATAATCGGTCTGTGCCTGTACAACACTGCGAGTAGTGCTGTTTATCAAATCCTGTATTTTCTTGCGTGCAGTAGCTGCTGAGTTATCTGGCTGACCGCCACCACCGCCACCGCCACCGGTGAATGTAACTTTTTTAGCCTTGCTCCACTTCTTGCCATCCCAAGTCTGCTCATACCAAACAGCTAGAGTCTGACCATTCACATTTTCCCAAATGTACCAAGAGTAAACTTGACCCGGCTTTGGGTTGAGCGGGAAATCTTTTTTGCTAGGTGGCTCAAGTACAGACCTACCAGATTCATCTAAACCGGGTCCAAGCTTAGGTCCCTGTAACTGTGACATAGCATAGTTAGCTCCGGTTGCAGCATTAGTAACACCATTTAGCTGGTTAGTAATACCATTTAGCTTGATGTTATTGAATCTGTTTAGCTCTCCGGCAGAGTTGTCGGTTGCAAGTTCTGTCTTTTTCTGAGCTTCTGTAATGTTATTGAAGCCAACAACAATCAGACCTAATCCAATGGCAATTGCTCCAGCAATAGCTACATAAGGATTAGACCACGCTGCTGCATTGAATAGTAGCTGAGCTGCTTTAGCAACTTCCATAGCAACTTTCAAAGACTTGTAAACAACAATTGCACTACCAATAGCAGTAGCCATAGCCATAACTGCTTCTTTGTTTTTGATAGCCCAGCCAACAAAGTTGAAGAAAGCACCAACAGATTCAGTAATTGATTTGGTTAGGTCATTGACAGTCTTAGTGCCTTCTGGAGATGACAGCCATTTAGTGAAATTCTGAATAGCCGGCAGAACCTTAGTCCTAAACACCTCTGCCATATATTGTGCGATTGGAACTAATGCCTGACCAATCTCTGGAGTCAGGTCAGTTATGGCCTTAGTAAATTCATCAAAGACAGGCAGTAATGCCTCGCCTACTGTTTCCTGAACATTCTCAAAAGCCAGTTTCATCTTGTCGGATGATTTAGCGGTAGCTGCAGCTGTTCCACCAACCTGAGTTTCGATTGCCTTAAGGATTAGTTCCTGTGCTTGTAGAGTCTTGCCAGATTGAACAAGAGTCTTGATGTTTTCTTTTTCCTGAGCGGTGAAAGTGACACCGGACCTAGTAAGAGCAGTCAGTCCCTTGATTGGGTCTTGTAATGCCTTACCAAGCTGAGTCGCGTTAGATTCTGCCGAACCAAAGCCGGCAGCTGCCAAGTCAAGAGCTGCCATAGTTGCTCTATCAAAAGCCCCGCCGGTTTCATCTGCGCTCTCTGCAACTTGCTTAAATGTCAATAGCTTTGCCTGAGCTGACTTGATAAGCTCTGCGTCAGTCGCTAGGACTATTTCATTTGATTCAGCAAACCCTATGAGCCTTTGGCTTACAGCATCTGTCTGAGCACCAAAGATGCCCATAGACTCTGCAACTTGTCTTAGTCTGTCATCTGCTTGGCGTACATTCTCTGCGGCAGCAATGGACTTTGAAGCAAAGTCAGCGACAACTAATCCAGCTGCAACTGTAGCTGCACCGACTGCGGCAAATGCAATTCCTACATTTTTACCAAACTGACCAAGAGTGTTTTCAGCATCCTTGATTCCTTTTTTGTTGAACTCTGTAAGAATTGGAATTTTGATTGCCATAGTCAGTTCCTCATAGCTGCGGTGATTTGGTCCATATATGCGTCAAGAATAAATTGCACATCCTTGCGTATTTGTGGAAGCTGTTTAACAATTACAGGGTAAGCCATTCGGGTTGGTCCCTTTTCGCCAAGCCTACTGTTCAGCATAGCTATAAATGCCGCACCCTGCGGTGAGTTGTATCCCTGTACGCCGGCAAGCTCCATAACATCGTATCCATATTGCTTTCGACTTCCTGTGGTATCAAAAGAGACAATAGTGCGCGGATACTTTCTTGAAGAAACTGAAAACTTTACTGATGCACCGCTCCAACCAAGTCGGCTATTGCTAAATACATTTGCCGGCTTTCCCGTTGTTGCTCCGGGTGCTCTTAGCTGAGCCTCTGCTTGTTGTATGCGGGACCTGATTGCAGATAGCTGTGGTGCGACCTGCTTGCGCATATCTTTTTTGAGAAGTTTGAAAGTGTCATTATCAACTTTCTTGAGGGTATTAAGGGCATCACCCAAGCCCAAATACTTTCCCGGAAAAATCTCAATCATATGACTATTGTAGCTAACCGCTCTGCCGCTTACTTTCTAGGTTGCGCCAAATCAAGTAACGCTCAATTGTAAATAGCATCCTGTCGGACTCTTGAAGCAAAAGGTGAGGTGCTATCCCGGATTCAATGGCAAGCGCAGCTATGCGCCAATGTGCTGAGTGGTCACCCAGCCCTATGATTTTGGGTCAGAGTCCCCAGCACCGACACCTTCGACAGTAGCAAGCCATTCATCAAACTCTAGCCCGGTTGCCTTGCTGCGCTTTTCGCTGTGCCAAGCAAGGTAGTAAAGGTGAGTCAGTCTAGGGCTTTCGGCAAGTGTGCCGATGCTTAGGTCAAACTGTCTTTCAAATGCAACCATATCGGCAGCACCAGCAATAACTTCCTTGCTGATGCCACCGACATAATCAACTGTTAGTGCGATTCTCATTTGTAGGTTCTCCTGTAGGTTATGGATTTATTTAGAGAGCAGTTCCAGCAGCGGTTGAGCCAGTTACAGTTACAGCACCGGTAGTCGGGAAAGTAACTGAGAAGGTGCTTAGGTCGCCAACAGCACCCGAAATTGGGGTGAAAGATGTGACCAAAACCTGTGCCTGATATAGCGGGGTGCTGGTGCTTGCTGCGGTTCCATTGGCACCAATGATGGTTACAGTGCCGATAGTGCCTAGCAAGGTGTTGAAAGTGTTAGAAACACCGCCCATACCAAAGTCAGAGTGGAAATCTAGTGATACAGAACCAGACTTCAACCCGCCGGTCAGCTCAGTCCAGCCAGATGAACCAAAGTCGGTGACATCTACCTCTGCGCTGTTGACTACAAGCTCAGCCCTTGCGATGCTGCTTGATATGTCAGTGCCATTCAAAGTCACCTTAGTTCCGGTGGCTACAAATTTTGCCATTTATTTCTCCCTATGCGTAAACAGCAACCAAAAAGTCTGCTGCTAAATATGTTACATCATTTATGATTACTGAGCCAATGTTAGGCATATTTGCAAGGTAGGTGTCCTGCGCGATTCCGCTCATTGTTCTGTTTGATTCTACACCAGCTTTGATGCTTGAGCTGCCTTCGGGTTCTATGTACAAATCTAAAGCCCTCTGAGCACTACGCTCTGCAGCTCTACCGACAATAACCTGAATCTGAAAGTTGTACAAAGTCATTCCGCCAAAGTTGCGGTCATAGTCAGCACTATTGAGAACCACGATAGCGGCAGGGAATTGAGGATTGTCCGGAATTTCCTCATATACTCGCAGCCCGGAGATGGTCCGCAGATTAGTTGCCAGACCAGTCCTTAGTTGGTTTAGAGTTGCCACTATCCAACTCGCAGTCTGCGGTATGGAGCAATCAGGCTAGCCACATCCGGGTCAATTCGACTTACTCGGACCGCACCTAAGTCACCAAAGCCGGCTACACCCAAAGGGCTGTCATAACGCTTGAACTGCCTCTGAGAAAGAATCAGGGTTGCTTGCTTGATAGCACTAGGTACAGCAGACCAGCCAAATGTTCCAGTAATCTGAACAGTTGCCTCTTTACCGATTACCGGAAAGACAAAGTTGCCTACAGCTCTTACCTGAGTTGCCGGTGTAGCTATTCCGCCGGCGATGCCATTCAGAGGCTCTAGCTGATAGTCAGTAGCGGTCCAAGTTGTATCGAACCCAGAACCATCACTGCTAGTCATAAAGTTAGTAATGCTAACTATGTCATCAGTTTCGGTTACATAGTTGTCATTAGGGGCATAGACTCGCGTGGCTGTGCCGTTGTAGAACACGCGTTCACAGTGTCCGTCAATCTGTCGCGATGCTGACTCAATTGCATTTTCCAGAAGTGCGTCATCTAAAGTGTCCGCTGTCGGGATTCTCATCGCAGACTTCAGGACAGCAAGAGTGGTGTATCCATTTGTAATAGCCATAGCTGTAGTTTACATCAATCGGTCAGACCAGCTGCGTGGGGTCTTGTCGTTGTTGATTTCAAGTGGCAGGTAGTAGTTGAATGGCTTAGGTCCCTGTTCTTGAATCCAAGTAACAAGCTCTTTGATTCCATCCTCTACTTTGGTTTTTGCTTCATAGCCCAAAAGCTTGCGAGCCTTGTCGCTACTGCATAGTGCTCTCTTGACTTCCTGCGGTCTGCCCGCCATAAAAATCGGGTCAAGGTCAAAGTCCAGAAGCCCCGCAATCATTACAGCTAATTCGTGGATGGTGGTGCTTTCCTTGTCCGGTCCGACATTTACAACCTCGCCGTTTAGCTCCGGCATAAAGCAAGCTTGGTACAAAGGTTCAACTACATCTTGAACAAATGAGAATGACCTCTGCTGAGTCCCATCGCCATAAATGATAGGTTGCTTGCCAGACAACATCCGGTTGGTAAAGATACTTGCTACATTTCGAAAAGGGTCATCATACTTCTGTCGTGCTCCGATAATGTTGTGCGGAACAATAACAGTCCACTCAATATTATTTACCTCGCAGATGTTAGCCACTAGCTTCTCTGAGGATAGCTTGGCGATGCCGTATGGGTCTTGTGGCTTTGGCTCCATATCCTCTGTAAAAGTAACGCCCAGATTTCCATATCTCGCCATTGAAGATAGATACACAAACCGCTTGACTTGATTCTTAGCAGCTGCAGTAACGGCATTTACAGTAGCCTGAACATTGTTTTTCACGATTAGGCTTGGGCTAAATACACTTAAGCCTTCGTGAGCTAGGGCTGCGGCGTGAATCACAAGGTCTGCTTCGTGCCAATAAGTCTTATGAATAATGTCATCATCAGTTAGGTCATCTAAATACAGATGTACCTTTGGGTGTACATAACTAGCATCGCCACCGATAAGGTTGTCAATGCCAATTACATCCCAGCCCTCATCAATGAATCTGTCTGCTAGGTGTGAACCTAAAAGTCCAGCTACACCTGTAATCACTACCTTGCCCAATTGTTCTCCCTGCGCCTTTGCGGATTCCAGCTGCCAGCAGAATAGTCATCGCAAGCAGCCTTAGTTTCAAAATAGATAGCGTTGCTTTGGAATGTAACGCTGTTTCTGTCCCTAAGTCTTGAGTCACTATTGATAGTTGAGCTATTGTCGTGACTTACATTTATGTCAAGGTATTGAATCGGTAGCAGAGCATTGACCGCTCTACGCATAAAATCGGTGTCCTCAAAATAGATTGGGTAAAAGCTTTCATCAAACAATCCAATCTGCTGGATTATGTGAGTGCCAATAGCAAAGGTCTGCCAATGCGGAAAGGCTTTAGTCAAAGTAATTTCATCTGACTTAGCCTCACTAAGTTTTTCAAGCGCACCCGGTCCATAAACAGTGTCAGCAGAACTAAAGTGCCAGACCTCATCCATACCGAATGCCTTGATGCCTAAGTTCCAAGATGCAGCCACGCCTAGATTGGTTGGCATATCAAGAACTGTTACAGCATCAATAAACTCATTACCCTTTAGGGCATCTAGCTGACCGCCATTGTCAATAATTAGTAGATGCTCAATCGGAAAGTCAATTGAATCAATCATCCGTTGCAGTAGGTCATAGCGGTTTAGAACCGGCACGATTAGTTTCATTTGGTCAGCCTATCAAGCACAGGCAGCCAATTATCTTTCCAGACCTTTTCGACATCAAACTGCTTAGCAAATTCGACAGCTTTTGTGCTTCTGCCTTTTCCTGCAGCATAAGCTTGTTCCAAAGCCTCAACAATAGATGGCACACTTGGTATTTTCCACCAAGCATTTTGACCGGCATCGAACTGAGGCTGCCCCTCGACTGTCCAGCCGTCACCTACTAGGTCCGGACTAGCTGCCCAGTTAGACACGATAACCCTTGTGCCACACGCCTGAGCCTCAATAGTTGGCACACCAAAGCCCTCGCCTAAGCTTGGCGCAAGTAGCACATCCATCCCGGTATAAACCGCTGCCATATGAGCCGGCTCTAATCCAAAGCGATACTCAAGCGGATGCGGAAAGATGACATCATCTTTGCCTAGCCCGACAGCTTCGATTAGTTGTAACAAGTTCCAGCCGGCAGCAAGCCCTAGCGGTTCTGTGTGTAAGTACAGCAGAGCATCCGGGTGTTTCTTCTTGAAGATAGAGTATGCCAAAAGGTTCTCGCTGAAAGCTTTTCGGTGAACTAGCCCTGATGCTTTGTTAGCCGCGACCATTCCAACAACAAACTTATCTTGGCTATTGAAGTAATTAGCTACAGATTCGCCTGTAGGGATTTGGTGAGTTGGCTTGTAAACCTTAGTGTCAACCGCGTGAGGCACATACTCGCACTCAATTCCCTGTTCTTCCATTTGCCGGACTCCGTGAAGTGCCATAGCGATAGGTGTCACATTAGGCTTCACAAGCCACTGCTTGACCTTTGGCGGCATTGTAATGTGGTCTAGGGGTACCCAGCTGGCGATGCGCTCAATGTCGTCATACAGCTTGTTTGTTAGAACCCAGACATCATAGAGAGTAATCAGGGCAGATTTCTTGTCCGGGTGCTTTCCGGTAAAGATGCTATGGTCAACCGGACCGACATCATTAGAGTAAGTGTCAAACCCTCGCGGGTAATGAGCTACCTTGCCATATGGGGTTTGGATTTCATCCATTCTTCCCTCAAGCCCATAGTTAGAGAGAACAGCGACCTCTGCGCCATCTCGCTTGAGCCTGTCAACTAGGTGAGTGACTTGGACTCCATAGCCGGTAGATGTGCCATATGAATTCGACCAGATAGAGAATGCGGCATTTAGTTTTTTTGTAGGTTTCATAGCAGTTAGCTTAGTCAAAAAGAAACACCCCCGGCAACCTACAACCGGGGGTGTTTCGCTTAGTATGCCTGAACTAAGATGCAGCTCCGGCAAAGTACTTGATGTGACCGGCGTGGGTCAGGTTTCCATCCACGCGCATTAGCACGCGGAAGGTGGTGACATCGGTGTTGAATGCGTAGTCAGAAGACTGTGCAATCTGTAGTCCACCGGCCATACGGACCTTGTAGCTTGGAAGGTGTCCGAAAACAACCGACTTAGCAGAGGTCGCGGTAGCTGCCATTGCAGGGTTCTCAAAGATTGGGAATCCAGCGAATGAGTCAGGCTGACCTACACCGACCTGGTACAGGTAGTTGCCAGCTCCATCCTTGAGCTTGCGCATAGCACCGACAGACTGAGTGTTAGCCATGTAGCCAACGCCCGGTAGTCTGCGAGCTGCTCCATCTAGGGAGTATGCAAGGTCAATTAGGTTGTCTGCGGTGAACGCACCAGCAACGCCAGTACCACCGGTTACACCCGAACCAGCTGCGGTTACAACACCGGTTGGCTGAACAGTTCCAGTACCAGTAGTTAGTGCAGCGTTGACAGCGTAACCAATTGCGTTACCTGCCTGCTCAGCAATCAAGCTAGAGATGTCAAAGCCAGCATCGTTCAGTAGCTCATTAGCTACAGGAACAAGGAAGCTGTACTTGTAAGCACCCAAAGTGATTGAGCTGAATACAGGGTCAGACTCAGCGATAGCAGTTCCAGCACCCTTGATGGTTGCAGTGCTGTATGCGGTTAGAGTTGGGATGGTCAGGGACTCGCCAGTGCTGGTCGAGATAACCTGAGATACATCCAGCATCGGACCGACTAGGCGAGCAACAGAGAATACCTCATCATAGAAAGACTTTGGAACAGTGTTGTCGCTAGGTACAAGCAGACGCTTCTCAAACTCGTGACCGCGAACTTCACCACGCGCAATTGAGCGTAGGATGTCTGCATCAGAGCGTGACTCTACAGATGGCTTGTAGTCGCGAGCAGCATCGGCTGCAGCGTTGAGGCGAGCTTCTGCGCGTTCTGCGGTCTGGACAGCAGCCTCAGCAGAGCGGATTTCATCCTCAATACGGTTGATTTTTGAAACTTCCTCGCCCAATAGACCACGCTTCTCAGAATCTGCGTAGTCAGTTACCTCGCGGATTTGCTCCACTAGGTTGGCAATAAGTTCCTTTTGTGCCTTGACAAAAGACATTCTTGGTTCCTAACTTTAGTTGATTGATGCCGCGCTGACGCTGGCTTATGCTGGCAGAGCTGACTCACTTCCAGTTGGTAAAAGTGTAGCAGAATTATTTACATCTGCTCAAAAGGAAAACCCGACCAGCTAAGCTGACCGGGCTTTCTTGTCTTAGCGGATTTCTACCGCATCAATCACGCGTTTCTCAACATCCACCTTTGGATTGTCAATTCCCGCGATTGCCTCTGCCCACTTCTGGGCTAGGTCCTTTGCTATTCCGGTTTCTGGATAGCCGGCAACTTCCAAGATAACCTGCTTGATTTGTTCTACAGTCGCCATTATTTTCTCTCCAAAAGCCAAAGCTTTGCCTTGACTAGCTCTAGTGCGCTGAAATCGCCATTATCATTTTCTTCAATAACAGCTACTGAATCCTCAGATTCTTCCGGGCTGTCATCCAAAGATGGCTCTTCCATTTCCTGCATAGGTTCATCCTCTATTTCAAGTGCGTCAATTACTTTTCGCAGAATGTTGGCAGCCTCAGTTGTTAGAGTGCCGCCGGCTTCCATCATAACAATTGCATCTGACAATTCATCGGCATCTACCATACTGCGCTCAGCAACTAGGTCCAGACCGCGAACAGAAGTTGTGCCGGCGGTAGCCGTGTAAGCCGGGAAAGCAACAATGCTGACTTCGTGTAGCCTTACACTCTTTAGGGTGCGTTCTGTTCCCTCAGAGTTCCATACATCCCCGCCACTAGGCACAGAGAAACCAAAGCTCATAGAGTCAACATCGCCTCTTGCTAGTAGCTCTTTAGCATCCCTGCCGGCGGTAGTGTTTGGCAGTTGCGCACTTACCTTTAGTCCACGCTCATCTTCGATTAGAGTCAATGTCTTTGCCCTTGATGAACCAAGAACCAAGTTAGTGTCGTGGTTCCAAAGTAGCTTGATGTCATTCCGCGACTTCTTGAGGCTGTTTCTGAAAGCTCCCCTTGCGATTCGCTCAATAAATGGCAGCGGTTCTGAGGGGCTGTCAAATACAGCAGCATAGCCCTCAAAATACATACCGGTATCATCTTCACGAATTTCAAAATTAGCCGGTGTGGTTCTAACTTCAAACTTTGCCATAGCTTCACCCTCTACATACTTGTTGCGGTTTTCTTCTTCAAGTCTAGTGACTATGCGCTCTGCATACTCAAGTGCGCGTTGCGCAGCACGCTTCGATGGTCCACTGCCCCAAAGCAGATGGGCAACTACGCCGGCACTTGGGTAGTTATCGGAATTTGGATTTGCGTCTGGAGAGTCTAGGTCAACAAGGTGTCTGGCAATCCAAGCCCGGATGCGAACCCACTTGTCAGCGGTAACAGAACCACTAGCCATAGCCCTAGCTTCTCGCACTGTTCGGTCAACTAGCCCGTCACCGGCTTTGCCTTCCTCATAGTAACGCAGCCCCTGTCTAGCAGCAGCTCTCATAAAAGCTGGCGGGGTTAGGTCTACTGCGCGAATTTCCTCTGAGCGATACTCACCCTCATAAGTCCCACCCGGCTCTAGGTCCTCAGCTAAAGAAACCGCGACCATTTGTGCAATAGCGTTGTCTTTACTGGTATGGCACGCAAGAAGTGTGCCGTCATCTTTTACAACTGACCATTCCCCGTTGCAGTCTGGGTGATTTCCAATGTAATAAGGCATTAGTGCATCTCGATTCTGAGCCACGAAACACTATGAGTTCCGCTGTCTGAAATCATTGACAGGCTCTCTCCGGGTGGGATGTCAAAGCTCTGAGTTGATAGTTTGTCAATAGGCAAGCCGTTGGCTACTGAAACATTATTGTTGCCAACATACAAGGTCTTGGTATCTTCATTGTTTCGGATAGTAAGTTTGACCCAATGAACTGAGTTGCCGTCAATCTGACTGCGGGTTGTTCCTATCAACTGTGTGCCTGAGTTGATAGCCATTAGTCAACCTTGTATGCACTTAGCGGGTCATTAGGGTCAATCTGCGCGACTCCCTGTAGCTGAACGCTTGGTACGCCGGTATGAGCGATGTTCGTAAGTCCAACCGCAGCTAGAGCAGCCCCCGGCTCAAAGCCGGCATTTACCAATCGGACCGCCATCATAACTCGCTTGTCCTCTGCGTTGAGGTTTGCTGCATCTAGGTTGACATTAGCCAATGGCACTCTCACTGTTTCTGCGCTTGGGTCATTTAGTGATGGCAAATCCTCTAGTCGGCGCACATCGTTGATAGTCAGGAAGCCCGACTGCAGACCGGTGCTGTATGCGCTCATTCTGCTGTTGATGTCAGCCCTCAGAAGTCCATCAATGTTGAACCTGAGAAATGCGTTCTGTCCGTTTGGCGATAGTGCCAAGAGCGGCGACATAGCATTTTCGATTTTCTGAATGATAGGTCTAAGGCTGTGGGTTACCCAAGCAAGGTTGTTCTGCTCGACAGATGCATAGCTGGTTGTTCCCGGCAAGCCCATAAGGTTTGGTGGAATGTTGAAAGCTCTACAGACATCCTCAACTGCCATACGGCGTGAGTCTAGGAATTGTGATTGGTCATTAGATACAGAGGTCTGCTTGTAAGTCGCACCGCCGGAAAGAATACCGGTCTTGCTGCTTTGCTTCCAACCTCGGTGGCGAGCATCAAAAGCCTGAGCTAATGCTTGGCTTTGCTCATAGGTCAAAGTTTCTGGGAACTCAATAATGCCGCTGGTATTAGCTCCCTGCCCAAAGAATCTGGCAGCATAGTTTTCCAAAGCCATAGCCAAGCCCCAGTTATCTTTGAGTGCTTCGACTCTTGACACGCCTCTAATGTGTCCGGGTCTAACAACATCCGGAATGAAAATAACTTCATCAGTAGATAGTGGTGCTTTTTCACCTTGCACGATGAACTGAATTCTGCCAAGACCATTTCGCTTGATTTCGACTTTCGCGGGGTTCAGAACATTTAGATTGACAACCTGCCCGTTCTGGGTGTACACGCGAATAAATGCGTTGCCATCTAGCAGTAGCGAAACAATTACAGAACCATAGAAAGCCTCTTTGGTTGTGTCAACATCTGGCTTTAGCACCCAGCTTGGGCGTGGTCGCATAGCAACACGCTCACCATTAGCCCGGACAAAAGCATCAAGCGGCAGAGTCGAAATAGTGTCGCTAATCAAAGAGATTGCGCTGAATACGGCATTGACCTTAAATACAGTTTCGCTGTTGATAAGAGTGGCTGACTGTGTGCCTAGCTCAATGTCATCGCCGGATGCAAACAAGCTTTGATAGCTGATTCCGCGATTCTCAAAAAAGTTAGCCAACATTGTTTCGCTCCAAACTGATTCCAAATGCCACAGCAAATACTCCGGCAACCACTAACCCTGCTGGTGGAAATACCAGCCCTGCACCTATTGATATCAGAACTGCCCCTGAGATTTGCATAATTGTTGCTGTCATCTTTTTCCTTATATGAAAAACTGCGGTATGCGCGGTGCTTCGGTTTCTCTAATTACTAATGCTCTGTCCAAAGCAATGATAGCAGCAACCGCTGCGTCAATCTTCTTGGAGCTGCTTCGGTGTTCCTTAACAATTCGCGGTCCGTAGTTATCTGTCTTGACTGCCGCGTTAGATAAGTGCCTTGTCATAAAAGGGTCACCATCGTGTTCTAAGCGGTTCTCTGTTACCTGCGTGTAAAACTTCTGACACGCTGGCACCATACGCCGAACACTTGTAGTAGGCCACTCAACAATGTTGATACCGGTGTCTTGTAAGACTGCCATTGTTCTCTGCCATCTAAATGGGTCGCAAGCAACCTCTAAGGTTTTCGGGTGGTTCTGGATGAAATTCATAATCGTGCTTTCGACATCTAGGGTGTCAACTCGCCAATCATCGGTGTCCTGCGGTTGCTTTTCCCAAGCCTTGACTAAAAACAGATATGGCTTTTCATCCTCATCACGCGGTATCTGACAGCCGACAATAACTGTGCAGTCATTATTGAATGAGCCGTCAAAGCCAAGTATGTATTCGGCATCTGGGTCAAGCTCTCGCTTGGTTTCAAGTGTTTCCCAAAGTCCTGAAGGCAGCCAAGCATTAGCACTGCTCACCCATTGGTTGCAACGCTTAGTTCTGAACTCCGGTTCTTCAATACGCCTAGCCATTGCCTCAAAATCTTCGATGCTGTTAAGGTCACCATAACCGGGGTTAGCCATTTCCCAAGTTTCCGGATTTCGGTGGTCTGCTTCCGGCAGGGCTTCCCACCATGCCATAAAGAATGACGGGTCAGGCTGTTCGCCACGCGCAACCTTTTGCCCATATTGGTATTGAGCGTATGCCGTTGAATCCTTACCGCTGTTGTCTGTCTTTACTCCGGCGGTAGTAATGCTTAAAAGCATCGGCTCTTCACGCGCACCCATACCAAGCTGCATAACATTGTATAAATCCGGATTAGGCGTTGCGTGTAACTCATCAAAAACAACAAAGGTCGGTGACAAACCCTCTTTTGTATAAGCCTCTGAGGATAGAACTCTGTAAATTGAACCGCTATCAACAACCTCAATAGCATCGCGGTAAATCCTCACCAATTCGGATAGCTCTGTATGTGCTTCAATCATTCGCTTAGCATCACCAAACACGATTCGTGCCTGTTCCTTGTCGGCAGCACAGCTATAGACTTCACCACCATTAGCACCTAAGAACAAGGACCATAGAGCAAGCGATGAACCCAGCGCACTTTTGCCATTCTTTCTTGGCATTCCCACTAGGGCTGTTCTGGCAAGCAGCCTGCCGTTGGCATCCTCAGCAAACAAATGTTTGATTAGCTCTATCTGCCAATCTCTTAGCTGTAGCTGTGAGCCTGACTTACCAGCGATAGTGTCTTTGGTCTGTAAGCCATAAGCCTCAATGAATGCAATTACCTGTGCGGCTCTCCGGCTTTCAAGTGATTCTTTGGCTACAGGTGTAAGCCAGCGTGGTGGCCAACTACTCATTTGACATCTTTCTTAGTTCTGCAATCTTAGACATTCTCTTGACTTCTGCATAGCCCAAGCGGGTGCGGTCTGCCGGGGTTAGCCCTAGCTGTGACAGGTGACTGTCAATTAACCGGTCTAACTCTCGCAAGGCTCTGCGGTCCCTTGAGGCTTCGGATGTAATGTGCTCAGCAAGCAAAGCTTTCATCACCTTAGCTCTCAAATTCCAACGCTCATCAATCAACTCAGCCGTCATCATCATTACTTCAAAGTCAGTGCTTGGGCTAATCCAATGAATGCCGTATTGCCAAACTCGGTCCCAGAATTGCTTGCCGTATGTTCCTAGCGGTCTGGTTGGTTCAGGAACAGACTCAGCTGCCGGTAGCGCAACGACTAGCTCTTGAGATGGAAGTGGTCGCTTGCCGGGGTTGCCAATTCTGCGCTTTTCCTCATTAGGTTTTGGTGGTCTGCCAACTTTAGCCATCTTTGCGCCTGTCTCTTTTTACTTTCTTGAGCTGATACTGGCTCTCTGTCGGTAACTCTAAGCCCGGCTTGCGAATCAAACCCAAGTCCTTGAAAGGCGTGTAATCAACATGGTGATGCCAGCGTTTGAATCGCCAGACTACTTGAGTGACATCCGGGTGTCTTTCTCGCAGCATCTCGGACTTTGGCAAAGTGCCTTTGTCTGAATAGAAAGCTTCTGTATTTCCACCGCCCATTTGCTGTGTAGTTATCTTGTATTGCAAGAAAGATTTAAACAGGACTGTTGCCCAGCCACTCTTGAGCATCCTCAAGCTCAGGTCGGTGTCCTCATTGTATCTGCCACCCCAGCGCATAGGCACATCGTTGCGAATAAGGATGCAGCTGTAAATCCTTGTGTTCAAAGTAAATGGAGCAAACTTTGCCCGGCTTGGCGCAAACATCCAATAGTTAGGTCCTGCCATTCCGACATTCTCATACCGCAATACAAACTCTTCCATCGCCTGAAAAATCATTGCGTCACCAACCGGAATACGCTGGTTGTTTTGCATAATGGCAAATAGCTGGATGTTGTCATCCATAATCCAATGAAAGTCGTGACCCTCTGCTACAGAATGGTCCCAGATGAAGTTTCGTGCCGGTCCTGAGCCTCTGCTGAACTCCCCGCCAAACTCATCATAGGTGTCATACTCTTCTTGATATTTAGGGTCAAGAACTAAAAGCTTTTCTGCGGGAAAGAATCTGTTGTAATCCGCATACTGCTGTTCCTCTACCACGATGCGAAATGGAACATTGATGCTTTCTAGGAAATGTGCGGTCAGGCTACTCTCTGAGCGTGACTTGCTAGGAATGTAAATGGGAAACTTAGGCTGATACATTTTTCTTTACCGGTATTTGCGGAAAGGTTGACCAAACTCTGCTTGGTGCAATTCGGATTCCTACATTGGTTTTGCGTAACTTAAATGCATTAGGCCAATTGTTTTGAGTATTTCTTGCTCTTGCCTCTCTTGATTCAAGCTGATGAGAGTTCTCTGTGTTGCCACCTTTTTCTACTCCTGTACTTGGTGTGCTAAACACAAGCCGATTCAAAACAAGAGTGCAGTATCCTGCAGTCAGTAGCTGCATCGTATTGTCAATATCTTCAATTGTATTGTTTCTAAACCATATGTCAGGTTCTGAAGATAACAGCTGTATGCCATAAATAATCTTGTTGAAACCAACATCGTGCTTTTCTGTGCGAGAAAAAGCCAAGTGTCTTAGACACATAGCTCCAATGTTGTCATAGTGTTTAGTAAAAGCTTCTGCAATAGCCAGCCCCTGCGCAAAAGGCATATTAGTTTCTTTAGCATTTACAGAAAAAGCAATCTTGCGGATGTCATCATCAATCTGCCAATGATAAGCAGCACCCTTTTTCTTTGCATCTGCCTTGCAAAAATTGCGTGAATAAACAATGCCTTGATTACTCTCTGGCAGTTCAAGTATTTCTGCTGTAGGAAACTTGGTCCTGTAATTAGCAACATCTTCTTTTTCAACAGCAAGAATAAATGGCACATTAGATTCTGCAAGTATCTTTGGGGTTGTAGCTATATCTGCTCTGCCTTTGGTTGGAATATAGATTGGATATGCAGGCAAGGGCAGGTTGTTGCGATTAGCTAGTTGTAAATGGTAAAAATCAACTAGCTGATTTTTTTTTGTCTCCCCCACCTGAGTCTTGGCGGGGGTTGCTATGTAAGCTTCACCTATAGCTGAACCTATGTGTCCATCACTCTCCGGCCACCACATTGCATTCTTTTTAGGTCTGTCAATTAGGGCAAAAAACTCATCTGCATCTTTCTCAGTAGGGAAATGAATCACTGTCCTAAACTCACTACGCTTGTCCGACTGAACAAACTCAGGCATACCTTGCCACTCTTGGAACACATCGGTAACGCCGGTGGTCTTTGCCTCTGCGATTCTGATGATGTTCTCTAGGTCCTTGCTGGTGAAACCAAAGTCCTGCGGGTCAAATCCGATTTCTGTTAGCTCAAGAATCTGGTTGTCAAGCTCTGCGGTGTCCCACTGAGCCAGCTCTGCGGTCCTGTTATCCGCGATGGCAAAGGCTTTCTTTTCGGCTTCGGTAAAGTTTGCCGGCAGTCGCACTGCCTTGATTTCTTTCCAGCCCAAGCTAGTGGCTGCCTGTAGTGTGCCGTTGCCAGCAACTACAACATTGTTGACATCAACCACAATCGGCTTCTGCTGGGCAAATCTCTTCAAGCTTTGCTTGATTGCATCAAGGTTCTGCGCAGAATGGACTCGCACATTGTTTGGGTCTGATACAAGGTCTTTGATTTGTAGGTTTTCTATTTGCAATTGTCTGTGCCTCTCAGAACTGCAGGTTTGTTCTTGTCAACAACACTACAACATTTTTCTGATAATTTCGCGAAAATACGCGAGCTGA